TTCCATATATTTTAATATTAGTAAGCTATTTTTACAAATATACAGTAGAAAATATATAATTCCAAATTTTAGCTTATCTTTTTTGCATTATATTTTTCTATATTACTAATAAGATTCTTATTAGGGTTGTTTGGATAGCCACTATAATCTAATTCACTTCCTCTGAATTATATTCTAACCCTCATTGTCCCATTCTTGCTGCCACGTTTGGATTAGTTGGTCTGCATCGGTTATATTGTCAGTTAAGCCAAGTTCCTTGCACTTATATTCATATAAATTATATAGGTCTGTATCTACAGTGTGCTTGCCGATATACCATAGTATAGGATGCAATTCTTTGACTTTACTTGCAAACTGCTCCCTCTTTTCCTCATCGACATTAGCTATTTGCCGTTTTGCCTTGACTAGATTGGCAGTGCTCTTTATAATGAAGACACACTCTTTGCACAATGGAAGGGTAAGTATGTCTATACCATCATCCTTCATTCTTTCTAGCTCCTTTAACTTGTCATAAGCAAACAGTAATTGTAGGGCACTAGGCTTTACTGACTTTTTTTCAATCCTTCGTGCTGCATTTACAATCTTATAAGAATTAAAGGCTTCATCATTATGTGCATAAACCTCTTTTACCATATCTTCACTAGAATGCCCTAACATCAGACACACTTCATCTAAATTATATCCTTTAGCACGCATTATAGTAGCAAAAGTATGTCTACCAACGTGTGAAGACAATATTTGATATATCGGAGCAGTCAAAGGCCGACCTTGTGCATCTTTATATTCCCATATACGGTCTAATTTTGCTTTCTCGGCTATTTGTCTTAAAGATTTGTTGTACAGTTGACTGTCTTCTATTGTACTAACATTTAGGGCTACAGTTCCGTCTCGCTTTATAAATGTCTGGCCACTCTCCGTATAAATTCTATCTTTATACTTATTAAAGAAGTAATCGGTTTCCTCATTCTCTATAAAATATGAAGTGGTACTTTCCTTTTTAGTTCCTAACCGTACAATGGTCTGACCATCTATGACTTCTTTCACTACATTGGTATTGGTTATATATCTAACCACATCAGAAATACGCTGTCCACAATTACATTGCAGTATAAATATATCACGATATACTTTTTGTCTTGCATCAAGTCCTTTGCAATTCTTTATTTTATCTATTTCCTCTTTAGTCAGTGAAAAGTGGGATTTGTCTTCTTTACCTCTTTCATCTTTAATTGGTTTATAGCTTACTGGCACTATCTTATATTTAAGGTAGTCATTATGTTGGCTTAGCACTTCATTTATCATCAAGGCTACAAACTGGCACTTTTGGTTGATGCTTGCAATTCCACCACCACGCTGACCAACCTCTATCTTACTTGCTTCTTCTATTAGATAGTCTTTGTAATTATTTAAACCTTGCTGTGACAATACACTTATATCATCCTTGTCCGTATCAGTAACGTATTTGATAAAGGCACTTAGCTTTACATTTTGTGTGTTTATAGTGCCAGAAGATAGATTACGCTTGTCTTTGCGGTATATTTCCAATGCTTGTTCCATTAGTTTGGAAGCCTTTATTCCTTTCTTTCCCATATCTCGATATATAAATTTATATAGTTTGTCCGTATCATCCGGATTGTTGCAAAGGTAATCAATATATTCTTGATAATACCCTTTCAGCTGCTTTATCTTGTCATTAAGGATATTATTGTTACGATTGTCAAGCGTGGTCAACGTATTGCTGACCATCGCTATTTGTTTCTTTTTATTCCATTGCTCTGGCATTACTTTCAAGCCAGTGGCAAAATAATGCTGCTTGCCGTTTTGATAGACAACACAATAGACATTAGTTGGCTTGTCTACTTTCGGCTTTCTCAAATTAAAGTTGCAAGTGATTGCACTGATAAATAATTGCGTCTGCATACTGGTCAT